AGGCTCGAGGTGATGCATACTCTAGGTATTGTCGAGACTGTGGTTTACCATGTTCCACTCAAAAATGTGTGCATATTCCAGTCTTTCCAGTAGTGGAGGCTGAATATCAAGGGCAGACCTGGTCACGTGCAACTAGTAGGTGTCGTCGTCAGACGGTTAAGTGGTTGTATAGTGGTCCAGTTGCTCGAATTGATTATTTGATGACGCAATTTACTGCTGAGAATATTGATTATTTTATAAAACGTGCTGGTACTGCTGCATTGGTTAGTGCTGCGATAGGTTTGCTTTTTACAGCGTATCAATCGCGACAAGAGAATGTCTCTGATGGGTTGGTGCCGAAGGGGTGGTTTCGGGTTGATCAGGATTTTAAGCCTGGTCTCCCACCATCTTCATCGGTTACTTTTACCAAGGAGGACATTGATATTGCAGTTGTGCAGAGTTTGGTTCGAGTTTTCGTCGACGGGAAGGAAATTGGTTTTGGTTTTGTACTGTCGCAGAATACTGTTTTGTTTCCAACTCATTATGTCACTACGGGCACGATTAAACGGGAATTGCGGTATGGTGTTATGCTGAAGTTTGTTCTCGGTGGTCGTGACGTGCAGTGTCAAATGACTGCATTTAATGCTCGTGTTCTTCCCTCTAATACGGAGATGATGATTGTTCGGTGTGGAGAGCTTAAGGGCTCCGTCGGAATCCTCGGTAAAATGTGGGTTCATGATGACCGTTCAGTTGAGTCATTTGACGAAGTTGAGGTTGTTCACGAGCGTTTGCTTGGTGTCACAAAGGCCAATGGACGATATTGGCTTGATGCGGGTCCAGGCTGGCAGTGTGCTGGAGTTGAGACTGTGTTTGGTGATTGTGGTGCGGTTTACATCGCACGTCACGGTAAAACGTGGCGAATCATCGGAATGCATTATCAACGTCTAGCTGGTATAAATGCTGCACTTGGAGCTATTGTTACTGGAGACGAATGTAAACGTGTGATTAATACCCTTGGTGCTGTGTACCAAGGTGTTGCGACTAGCGTTTTGCAGCTTACGCGCTCTCCAGAACAATTGGAATTTTTGCCTTTCCCTGTTAAGTCAGAGGTTTGGGTTGCTGTCACTCGCGGAGCAAAGGTGTATGGCTTTGGTGAAGTGTGGCCTCCCATGAAGGGTAGTACCATGAAAACTAAGATGCAATGGTCGCTCATTTGTGATGATGTGCGCGATCTGGAGTTGGAGTTTTGTGGTACTTCGCCTTATTGGCAAATGCCCGAGTTTCGTGGTAGTATGCGAGAAGGCGAATGGGTTTCGCCGTATACGGAAGTTTTCCGATCGCAGAATTTGGCAGTCCCGGAACAGCGATGTCTGTGGTTGGCTTTGGCCGACTACTTATCAGGTATCGAGCTCCTGGATACACAAGGTTGGCGCGAGCTTTCAGAGCATGAAGTTGTCAGGGGTGTCCCTGGTTCTTATATTCATGCTATGAATCTGAAAACGTCTGTTGGCCCCCCTTTTAATACGTCAAAACGGAACCACTTTGTGGTTAGTTCTGACGAAGCTTTTGCTTCACCAGATGTTTTGCGTATTTTTGATGACTTGCGTGGTCTGTTGGAGGGACATGTTCCTGCCGCTGTTGGTATGTGTACACTTAAGGATGAGCCTGTTAAACCGGGCAAGAAGCCTCGAGTATTCACTTGTTTGAGTGCAGCGTATAATATGTTACTTAAGCAGAAGCTTGCGCCTGTTAAGGCTTTTATGCGTTCCAATCGAACTTTCTTTGAAAGCTGGGTTGGAGTTGATATGACTTCTAAGGAAGCTTCTGAGCTGGTTGCGTTTCTCAAGGCTGTTGATCCGTCCCTCACTAGGTTGGAGGACGGTGATATTTCTAAGCTTGATAAGTCGTATAATGGTGAGTTGTTTGATTTTGTTGCCCTTGTATTCTACTCTTGTGCGTGGCATATTGGTTTGAAGGATCCAAGTGAAGTTCACCGTTTGATTCTCGGTGTAAAACATTGTCGTTTTATTATAAAGGGCGACGTGTTTTCAGTTTTTTGGAATCCTTCTGGTCATGATGCCACCGTTGAAGTGAATGGTGTGGTTGTGAGCCTTGCTGAGCGGTATGCGTATTACCGCACGGTTGAGTGCTCAGTTACGAATGATGAACTCTGTGAGTTCATTTCGGGCTTTTTTAAGAGCCCGCAGGTTCGTTTTAGTGCAAAATTGTCCTTTAGGGAGAATATTGCATTAGGGACTTATGGTGATGATTTTGTTAAAGCAAATCATTTAGCGTATGTCCCGTCTTCGCGCTATTATGACATTTGGCGAGACGAGATCGGCATGGTTATGACCGATGCGTCTAAATCAGGTGAGATGCGTATGAAGTCTCTTTCTGAGATTCAATTTCTCAAGCGTCGTTTTGTTTGGAGTGATGAATACAAGCGTTATTTAACGCCTCTGGATATGAAGTCACTTGTACGTACGCTTGTTATTAAACGTGAGTCTATTTTGAGTCTTCGCGATCATGCATGTGTTGCAATGTCTGAGGTTCTCCGTGAGATGGTGTATCACGGCGAACAGCAGTATGATCGTTTTTTGAGCCTTTTTGAGGCTTAGATTGTCAAGCATGAGTTGCGGCCGAATGCTTATTTACGGATTTTTCCGTATGAGCATTGGCGTCGCCAGCTCCTTGAAGGGACATTCGTGGCTTGGGAGCCGCGAATGGGGGCTGGCGATGACGTTACCCTTCTGACTGATTTTCAATCGGTTTCATGAATTCTGAGAAGATAACGCTTTCAGCGCCGGGCAATGACCCGGCACATAATGAGGCTGTAGTTGATGCTACAACCTCTGTTACCCATTCTACTGGACAGATGGCGTCGAC